CGTCAGCATTCTTCGCCAGGCCATTTCGGAGAAGGTTGGTAACGGCCCGAGTAGTGCCGCCTATCTCCTGATCCATGACCTTCGAAATGGTGCCGACCTTATCGGCGATCGGCTTAAAGTCCACGTCGTTAACCGACATGTTCAGGTCTTGAGAGACCCGCTTGACTATCTCGCCAGTCTCGGCCGTCGACTCACCGAAGCCGGAAACGTAAAGGTCGCCAGCAAGCTTGCCGGCCTGAGCCGCATCCTTGCCCGTAAGACCGAGCTGAGCCGCAAGCTTCGACCGGTTCTCGATCTCGTCGAGACCCTTCGAGAAGGCCATAAGACCAGCGAGGGGAAGGGCCGCCAGAACGGCGGCCCCCATGCCCGCTAGAACGCCCTTGAACTTCCCGAACTTCCCGCCCATGGCGTCGACCTGGCCGCCCGCGTCCTGGGACGTGTCAGCGAGCCCCTGAATCGCGTCTTCGGCGGAATCCGCGTTGCCGACAATGACAACGCGAAGCGTCCTAGAATCCGCCATGGTGTGACTCCCGACTAGCGTTGTATTCGTTCATGTACTCGCAGAAAGCGCGATACTCGGCGGCCGTAAGGCCGCGAACCTCACCGGGAGTCATGCGGTAGAACCGGCAGAACGCCGCCCGATCCTTTAGGCGTTCTGCGCGTCGTCGTTTCCCTGGCCGTCCTCGGTGCCGACCAGCTCAAGCGCGGAGACTCGAACGTTTCGCGCGTCCTCAAGAGAGAAGCCCGGATTCTCGGCACGCTGCGTAATCCAGATAAGGGCCTTCAGGGCCTTAGTCGGGATCTTCGTCTCAAGCTCGGGGCGGCCCTTCTCGTCGAGAACCTTCTTTCCATCCGGGCCGATAACCGGCCGAGGGGAAAGCACGTCATAGATAGCGGCGCCTACGACCTCTTCGAAGTCCTCAAGGTCACCGATCGTCAGAACGTCCGGGTCAACGCGAAGAGAAATCGTCTCGGGGTTCTTGCTCATTCTGGAAAAGCCTCCGACATTAGGCGGTCAATGTGGTTCATGTACTCGCGAATAAGGGCGGGGCCCTCTTCACGAATCGCGGGGTGCAGGAAGTAGCCCGGTCCGCCGGCCCAACCGTCGAACTGGTTTCCTCGCCACGGGCGGAATCCTCGGGCGATACGGCCGTTACGCGTCAGCTTCTTAGCGCCGAACTCGGCACCGAGGGCATAGCCCTTTCGGGCGGAGCCGAGGCGAACGGCCGCATAGTTCTGTGTCTTCGTAGCGCGAAGGGATTGAGCCGCTGCCCTTTGCTGCCGACTCAGGCCGCCGGCCTTCTCTTTGGCGGCCTGAGTCAGCTTGTCGGCGACATCGAAGTTCGCCTGTTTCACCTCTTGCTTCGTGCCGTCAGCACCAGCACGCGCAAGAGCGCGGGTGAACTGAGATAGGCCCTCAACATTTGCGTAAATGCCTTCAGTGGCCATAGCCCAGCTCCCCCGTTCCAAATAGTAGCTTCAGGGCAAAAAAGAGAGCCCTTACGAAATAGCCTTGTAGGTGATCGTGACCGGCGAAGCCGTGCCGTCCGTCAGCGCGATACCCGAAAGGTCGTGACTCACGACTTCGAGGCCGCCCACGGACACCGGGCCTTCGTCGAACCGGGCGAAGGGCATCTGAACCTTGAACTGAGAACCGTCCGGCCCATCCCAAAGAACCGTTAGATCGGCGACAGCCCCACTCGCGATAGCCGCAGCAACGCGGTTAACGTGCGTGGTGCCGCTGAACTCGCCCTTAACGCTCCACTCGTACTTTCGAAGCTCGGACTCAAGCGGCTCAGACTTCATGCCGTTGTTCCGGATGAAGTACCGGTCATCCTTCAGGCCGTTGGACGCCTTCAGAGAGAAGTCGTTGATATCGAAGGACGAACCGCCAACGGTGACCGTGCCCCCGCCGAAGCTGAAGAGCTTCGTGTTCGCTACGTACGTCGGAGTCGCCAGGGCGTAAGCACCGGTACCCGCGCCGATCGTTTCCTTCGCGAAGTCGCACGTAACCGAGAGCTTCAGAAGCTCGTCAACGGCGTTCGTAAGCTCCCATTCCTTGACCTTGCCACCCTGGTAAGTGAAGGGAACCTTCGTGCCGGTGTTGTCCACTCGGCCAACCTGAGCCGTGAAGCTCTTCCCGTTCAGGTCGCCCAGGGTTGCCGTGTACGTGGTGAAGCCGCCCGAGGGGGCACCAGCGGAAACGGTGCCGAACATGTGCTTCAGCCAGAAGTCGAAGCCCCCGGAAAGAACCTCCATCTTCACGTCACCCTCGGCACCCTTCGCGTTCGGCGCGAAGCGGTCACTTCGAAGGACGCGGGTACCGGCGCGGATCGCCTCGGAATCAATCCGCTCGTACTTACCCTCAATGCCTTCATCGGTGAACTCGAAGAACTTCGAGGGGGCAACAGCGGTGCCGTAGGTGGACTCGTCCGCCGCACCAAAGTATGAATCGTGAACCGTGGCCATTACTTAGCCGTCTCCCTCTTCGCCTTGATCTCTTGCCAACCCTGGCGAAGAAGCGCCGGGGCGATATCGTCGGCGACCTCGATAGGGTCGCCCTTCACGGCGGTGAGACCCAGCGAGGGAACCTCTACCGCCGAATAAGGCCCGTTGTAAGCAACGGTCTTCACTACAGCCTCGCCTTCACGCGAACAACCGCTTCGAACTGGCCTTCATAGACCTGATCTGACGGGAAGCTAGAGAGCTTCTTAGGGACGAAGTCCGACGTGACGACGGACTGAATACCGAGATTCGGGGCGGCCTTCATGCCGTCCTCGATCCCGGCGGCCATGCGCTGAAGCTCCCCCTCGACCTCTTCCGAAGTCGCCCCGGAAAGCTGACAGTTCACAATGACGCTTATCTCGAAGACCTCTTCACGGCTTCGATTGGTCACCCACTGGGAATCGGGCCACATCACTTCGCCCACGAACACCCAACGGCGTTCAGGGCTTCGGGACGGGAAGCCCCATGTGACTTGATAGCCGGCCAGGGCCGGAAGGCCCTTGATCATGTCGCGAAGGGCGGCCTTCGCCTCGAAGGCATGCGTACTCACCGGGCCACCCCGAACACGTCATAGAAAATGCCGAACTTGTATCGCTTCAGAACCGCGTCGACTTCCGGGATGCCGGTTTCCCAACCGTTCCGGCCCGCAGTAGCGAGCGTGAAGTTCCCGCCCTCGGCGGCCACGAAGGCCGTAGCCCGATCAGGGATGCCGGACCGTTCGGCCGTAAGGACGGACCGGAGCCGCAGCAAGCCCGCGCGCTTCACGTCCTCGGGGACCTGGCCGAAGCCGTATCCGAAGGTGACCGTGTACCGGTCGCCCTCTCGAAGCTCGAAGGGGGCCTTCACGAAGCCCGAGGGGTCAACGGTCCACCCCGCCAGGTCTACGGCCCCCGAGGGGCCGTCTACGGCCTTCAGTGCGGTCACATCGAAGTACCCCAGGTACAGGCTCGAAGTGCCGTCCGCCTCGACCTCGACGCGCGCCGTACGGGGCACGAACGACCGGGCCGTGATGGTCTCGAACTCATCCGTGACCACTTCCCGGTAGTGCTTCAGCTCGGCCGTGGGGAACCGTGCCGAGTCCGCTAGGTCCATGTCCGATCCGCGGGCCTCGGGCAGGGTGAACAGGAAGCCCCCAACTACCTCGAAGCCGGTTGTGTCCGTGGCCGTCTGGCCGGCTTGCCAGGACACCGTGTAAACGCCCTCTGGGACCGCCGGGAAGGTGGCCGTCCACTCGTCGCCCGAGCTAGTCGCGTCGCCCGTGTAAACGGTCGCGCCCGAGGCATCCCGAACGGTCACTGACACGGCAGGGACGATCAGGGGCGACTCGTCGTCAAGGAAGGTGTGCGTCAGCTTGACGCCCCTACCGCTCAGAAACCGCACAGTGCCCCCCTACGCGGTCTTGCGGGGCCTACCGGGGCCCCGCTTCTCGGGGGCCGCCGCAGCGGCCGTCTCGCGCGTCTCTGCGGCCTTCTCGGCCACGACTTCAGCGCGCTTGTCATTGATGAGCGAAACGGCAAGCCCCGAAGGAAGCTCGACCTCTTCGCCTACAGCCGGAAACGGCGCCCCATCGAGAAGCCCCGAACCGCTCTCAAGAATGCGAACCTTCATAACCTCAACTCCCGTGGGAATGACCGAGGGGCCGCCCCGAAGGACGGCCCCTCAAGCCGCTTACGCGGTAACGGTCAGAGCCTTGACGGAAGCCAGGTCGAACAGGTCGCCCGAACCCCTCCAAGTGACCTTGAAGGCCACCACGTCACGGTCATAGCCGTACTCGTCCGAACGGACAACGCGGAGCGACTTCACCTGACGCACCAGGTACTTCGACGGGTCGCCGTAGACGAGAACCTTCGCGCCCGCACCAGCGGTGACCACGTTCGGGTCAGTCATGATCCCGGTACCAAGGATCGTGTCCGGGGCACCAGCGGTCAGCGCCGGCTGCCAGATGTAGTTACCGGTCGTGTCCTTCAGCTTCCGAAGCGACTGAACCGCAGAGTCCGAAGTCATGAAGACCGCGTTCCGGCGGTACGGCTTCAGAATGGAGTGCTGAAGGTCGATCAGGTTGTCAGTCGTGACACCCGCCAGGTTCGCCGCGTTCACCGCGCCGGTAGCGCGAGTGATCCAGCCCCAGGGCTTACCGGTGCCGTTGCCGATCAGGAGATCGGCCATGACCTTATCGGCGACAGCCTCGCCCGCGTCCTCGGCGAGAATGCCGAGAATGTCGAGCTGCGAGTCATCGACGATCTCGTTCGTGGCCTCGACGATCACGCCGTACTTGTACGCGCCGATGTTCGTCTTGCTCCAAGAACCATCGCTCTTGCCGTACTGAGCGTTCTCGGCGACCTGCGAAGCGGTCGGGCGACCGTTCTTCACCGGGTACTCAAGCGTCTCGCCGGAACCCGTGGTGAGCGTGCGGGCCTTCGAGAAGAAGTCGCTCCGAACGCGCATGGCCTCAATGACCTGAGCAACGAAGGTCGTTGCGTAGGTGTTGCCCGCGTTCGCGGCGGTGCCGGTGGTCGCGGTCCGAAGGTCGAAGTCGACGCCCGGAAGGTCACCACGCGCAACGGAGCGAAGCTCGGCCGCTTCGTCGCGCTCGCCCTGGCGGGCCTCGGGGGTGCCAGGCAGGACCAGGCCGCCCGCACGCGCGGCCAGGGAACGAACCTCCGCCTCACGCTCACCGCGCTCGACCGCGTCTCGGGCCTCGACCTCAAGGGCGCGAACGTCGGTGTCGATTCGCTCGACTCGCTCGCGCTTCTCGGCCTCGGAAAGGGCGGTGTCAGCCTCGACGGAACGAAGCTCGGAAATCAGGTTGGCCCGCTTCTCCAGCGCAGCCTTAGCAACGGACGCGAAGTCCATGAACGCTCCAAATGATAGTTTCAGACCAGCTAGAAGCGACGAAGAGCCGCAAGAGCCGCCACCGGATCGGTAGGAAGCTCGTAACGGGGGAAGAGCGTCCGCGCTTCAGTAGTGAGCGCCGGAACTTCAATCTCGCCCCGAATAGCGGCCCGGATCGCTTCCGGCGAATCCAGCCGCGCTACAGAAAGACCGCGCTTCTCGGCGAGAAGCTGAAGAGCGCGGGAACCAACCCCCGAAGTGGAGTCGGTGTAAGCCGGGTACGTCACCGGCGAGACGTCGAACAGGGCGACCTTCTGAAGAGTCCGAAGCGGGAAACCGTCGTCGTCCTCGGCCCAGGAATCGCCCTCGGGTCCTGAAGTCTTGAAGCCGAAGCTCGACTGAGAAACGTCCCCGCGTTCCATGGCCGTAGCCAGGTCACGGGCGTAACTCGTATCGGGCATGTCGACTTCGTAATGAAGGCCCTCGGTGTCCTCGGAAAGGCGAAGCGTTTCGCTTCGGTTCCGGCCGAGGATCAGGTTCGGGTCATGGTTGAACAGGGCGCGAATGTCATCCCGCCCGATACTCTCGGAAGTCGCCCCTTGGGCGACACGCTCGCGAAAGCCCCCGAGGTTCGAAGAACGGGCGTCCCACTTCAGCGCGTAGCCATAGAAGTTGAACTTCCCGCCCTCGGAACGAACCTCGAACTCAGTAGGGACCGCCCTACGCTCCATCTGCATTGCCGTTGTCCTTCTGATCCGTAGCGTTCGGGTCCTGTAGTGCGTTCGGGTCCGCGTTTGGATCAGGGGCAACCGGTGCAGCCGGCGGAGCCTGGGGAGGCTTCTCGGCCTTCGCCGCTTCCTTGTCTTCGTCGCCAACAACCCCGAGATTCAAGGGTCGGTAGTAACGCTGGCCGAGCTTCTTAGGAAGCGGGGCCAGGTCTTCCATTGCGCGAATCTCGTCCGCGTTCAGGAACCCGTTATTCAGGGCCGTCTGATACGACTCGTAACGGTCCTTCGTCTTCGCCCGAAGTCGGGCGTCAACGTTGAATCGGATGTACTGAAGGCCAGGAAGAAGGAACGTCGACACGGCTTGCTCGATACGAACAATCCACGGCATAAGCGTTTGGTCTACGAAGAACTTGTTCTGTTCCTCGATACCGGTTCCCCAGGTCGAGCTAACCGAGCTATCGACCAGATACGCGGGCACGCGATACAGAAGGGCAATCTCGGCCTTCTGGAATCGCCGCGTTTCGAGGAACTGAGCCTGTTCCGGGGAAAGCGTGATCGGCTTGAACTGAGCCCCGCCGGTAAGGACGCCCACACTGTGAGAGTTCTTAACTCCCGCGTGCGACTTCCGGAACATGTCCCGGAGAAGCCTCGCTTCGTCCGGCCGAGGCGTTCCCGGATGCTCGATTACGCCGGCCATCGTGGTTCCCTGCTCAAAGAAGCGGGAACCGAATTCCTCGGCCGTGAGACCCAGGCCGATAGCCTCTCGGGCCATGTCGACGGGCGACAGGCCACGGCTCACGCCCGGAAGCGTGAACGCGGGAATGTGGAGTATCTGAGTGCGATCGAGGACGCCCTGAACGGCCCCCTGGTCGTCGCTGACCTCATAGCGGTTATCGCCTAGCGGGCCGTCGAGAATGCTCACGTACTGCGGGTGAAGGCAGTACAGGGCGACGACTTCGCCTCGGTCGTTCCGCATGGTGTAGAGGAACGCGTTCCCGTCCGTCAGAAGACTGACGACAACCCGAAACCAGAAGTCGTAAGAGGTCTGGAAGGGGTTCGGCTGACGAACCCAACGGGGCGAACGGATCGGATCGAAGGATTCCTTCCGGCCGTTAATCTTCGTGTAGTGGTCCACCGGCAGGGAAGACACGGCGTCCGCAATCAGCGATTGGCAGGCGTATACCGCCACCATCTGAAGACTGTTCCGCCGGGAAACCTTCCGGCCCGAAGCCGTCCGCATGAAGCCGGACGACTCGACGCCCCTTTCCCAATCGGAAGCCATGCCGGACACGGCCGTTCGAAGCTCACCGATGCGTGTAAACAGGCTCACCGCTTGCCCCCGTCCGTCGCGTAACCGACCAGCCCGAGGCACACGGCCACCGCGAAATGCCCGAGGGGGCGCGAAACGTCATAGGCAGAAGCGGCCAAAAAACCGAGACTGCCGACCTGAAAGACGTTCGGGACAAAGGAAGATGCGACGTTACGGAGGGAGCGGCCCAGGTTGGGCCGATCCATGAATCTCCTAATCGTCTTCGGGGAAGAAGTACGCTTCCCGCTCTTCCTGCCGTTTGGCAGGAGTAAGAAGGGCTTCGAGTTCGTCGTCTGTGAAGTCGTCGTTGAAGTTCACGAACGTCACATGTGCCTCTTCCTCGGTCGGCAAAGCCGTAAGGAAGAAGGCGTTAGCCATGGCCGCGATACCGTCGATCTTCTCGCCGCTCTTAGCCTTCGAGGGCTTAACCAAACCGTCTCCGGTCACGTCAAGCTCGACGTTATCCGCCATCCAACGAAGCACCGGGTGACCGCCGTGATGCAGCCCACGGGCCGCTAGCGCGCTCTCAATGGCCTTACATGGGTCATTGAGTCGAGCGGCACTCTGCGGCACCTTCACGGCCGTAAGGCCGTGTTCCTCAAGCTCGTTCACAAGCTGAGTTGCGTTCCACGGGTCATAGCCGAAGAACCGAATCCGGAACGTCTCGGCATCCTGGGCGATGTGCCGGAAGATTGCCTTGAAGTCCGTAGTCGGTCCCTCGGTCACGGTAAGGAAGCCTTCACGCTCCCAAACCTCGAAGGACGCCTTCATGTTGGATCGCTTCTCGACCGCCGGCCGAGGAACCCAGAAGTGAGGAACGACTGTCCAGCCGTCCGCTTCCGGATCGGTCGGTGTTCCGGGGAAGAGAAGAACCCATGCGTTGAAGTCGCCCGTAGCGGCCAGGTCGATACCGGCATAGCAGGGGCGGCCCTTCAGCCGGTCCCGGTCCACCTTCGGCGAACCGTTCTCGTCCCATAGGTGCATGTCGAGCCACCGGTTAGCCTGGCTAACCCACTGGTTAAGGCGGAACACGCGGAACGCGTTCTGAGCCGTGGGCTTCTCGGCCGCTTCCATGGCTTCGGCCCGAAGGTTGTTGATGTTCAGGAAGGAACCGAGGGCGGGATTCGCCAGGTACCAACCCGTTCCCTTCGGGTGTTCAGCCGAGGGCGGTTTGCCTTCGTCTTTCCAGTCCCAGTCATCAGGAACGTTTCGCGCGAACACGAACCGCGCGGGGTCCATGTTCTGATCCTCGCGAACACGAAGTGAATGCTCATGCTCTTCGAGAGCGAAGGCCGCGGTTCGATACGCGGCCGTTGTCGCCGCAATCATGATCGGCTGTCGACGGGTACCGAAACCCTGTCGCATGGAATCCCAAAGGTGCCGGTCCCTCTGCGTAAGAACCTCATCGAACAGAACCATCGAAGGGTTCGTT